TGGAGCGACAAGCAGGATGAGCAGCGCGCAGCCCTAGACTTCGTGCGCCTGCTGATGGATGCGCCAGTCCCCCGCATTGCCATCGAGAACCCGGTCAGCAAGATCAGCACGGCCATTCGCAAGCCGAATCAGATTGTCCAGCCGTGGCAGTTTGGGCACGGGGAGACGAAGGCCACCTGCCTCTGGCTCAAGGGCCTGCCCTTGCTGGTGCCGACACAAGTAGTTGACGGTCGAGAGGCGCGCATACACAAGATGTCGCCCGGCCCCGACCGGTGGAAGGAACGCAGCCGCACCTATCAGGGGATCGCGGACGCAATGGCCGCCCAATGGGGCTGATCGGGAGGATAGTGTGTCATGATACGCATGGGCATGAAGCATCACATTGATGCAAGTTACAACTGGACTAGGCTGTCGCTGAAAGATCGCATAGCTAGGCTGCGGGCCTACGCCAAGCGGGATCGACTGGAAGTCGAGGGGCTGTGGATCATGTGGTCGCACGCGGGCACGCCCAGCCAAGCCGCACTTTTCTTGCGTAGCATTGGGGAGTTGTCGAAGGCGGCTGCTGGGCGGGAGGAACAAGCTGACCATCTGGAACGTGAGTATGTAAGGCGGGTGGAGACCATGCGGAAAGCCCACGCTCACCCGAAAAGCCTAATGATATCAATGACTTAGGTCCGATCGGTGAGGAAGTGAGCGATGCATCCAACCTTTTTCTATATATTCTTTTTCTCGGTAGGAAAGATGGTCGCTCACCATTCTCACTTCCTCACCTTTATGCGTAAGCCCTTGAAATTGCTGCGCTTTTCTGGTGAGAATGTCAGGTGAGAATGTTCTTGACACGCCAAACACCGCCCGGCTAGAAGCACAGACGGGTGGCAAACTACCACTCGACCTTACTCTACACGAAGTCACGTTGGAAATCAACCTTGGCGGGGGCCTTACGGCCTCCCCCACATACAGGAATGGACCAATGGAACGTGATCCGCAGCTAACACTACAGGCCGTGGCCGATGCGCTGGGGTGGGATACCGCCGCCATGCTGCTCGTCACCCTCAACTTCATCGCTTCGCAGGGGCACGCCTGCCGCATCGACTTCGCCGCCTACCTCGACACTCTGCGCGCCGAGGAAGAAGCCTTCAATACCCTACCCCCTAACCATGTGGGAGCTTGAACATGGCCGACAGCATCTTGCCGCCCAAGCTAGACAAGATTAACACGCACTATTATCGTCGGGTCCGGAGCGAAGCCTTCGACGCTGTTCACAAGGCATTGCAGAAGATGAAAGTTTTGATGCCGTGCCCCGGCTTTTATTACCCGGAACATGAGGACCTCTTTATCGAAGCGGCCACCACCAATGCAAAGCACGTTGTGTATCTGACCAATTTGCAGCACGATCTTTATGTCTTGATGATGGCGGTCGATAACTTCGAAAGGGAAGAACGCAAGAAGGAGAAGGAAGCATGACGCCGCAGGAAATCTTCGACACCGTAGCCAAGCACCTGTTCACGCAGGGCGAGCAATCGACGGACTATATGTCGTGCCTTTATCGGGGGCCAGAGGGAACCAAGTGTGCGGTGGGCATCCTTATTCCTGACGCCGCTTACGATGGGGACATGGAGGGGTGTTCGATTGCGGGTCTGTTTGATCCTGATGCCTGCAAGCTGGATGAGTTATCCCTCCCGGCATGGATGGAGGAGCATGTCAACTTGTTGCAGCGCCTACAAAATGTGCACGATATGCCGGACCATTGGGTCAGCGACGAGCGGATGCGGTGGGAGCTTTCGCTCGCGGCCCAAACTTTTGGGCTTGACGACAGCGTGCTGCCGGGTCTTTCATTCAACCGCCCCGAGGGGCATGACGCCTAACGCATAGGCAAGGAGAGCGATCATGGGTATGCAAACAGTCGCGCGCATTGTCAGCTACAAGTATAACCGCCCCTTCACGGCCACCTATCAGGTGGTCAAGGGCAAGCGGGTCGCCAACATGGTATCGGACTGGTGCCATGATATCTGCCCGCGCTGCACGGGGTGGGTGTTCGATCTGCGGAACCTCGACAAGGGGGTGCGGACCATCGACTTCCGCCTGACCAACGAGAAGGGTGTGTGGCAGGGGCGCATCCCCCGTGCCGACATGCCTGCCAAGTTCGTGAGCTTCAGCATCAACGACCGGGGCATGCTCAAGGCGACCGGCAAGTACGCTGACTACTTCCAGAAGGTGGCGTGACATGGAGCCGCGCCCCTTCCTCATCTTCCCGCGCATCTACAGGGGTGCGCTTGGCTGGATTTATATTAGGTGGGGGCGCAAGCTATGGCTGTTCCTGTAGCCGACAAGTTCAGCTTCGGATTGCAAGGGCCGAACATCGTCAACGCCCTTGCCACCGACCGGGATTGCAACCTACTGTTCGAAGGGGAGCCGGTCATTCGGTTGCCAGTCGAGCGGCTTGAGTGGGAGGATCTTGCCCTGGCGGCAGGGTTCTTCCCTTCTAAGACGCAGGCCCGCAAGAACGGGTGGCAGGGTCCGGTGCCCTTCGGCTTCGGGCAGCGCAAGTTTGGCAAGGGCAAGGGTGTATGGTTCTTCAACCCGATGCCCGAGACGGAGGACTAGATGACACAGACAGCTTTCCATGTGTCGTTCCCGCTGGTCTTACACGATGGCACCGAACACGATGTTGCGGGCACGGCGGTAGCGGTATGGCGGGAGTGGCATGGGGATGAGGAAGGTCTGGCCATGCTCGATCAGGTGACGCTGGTCAGCGCCGTGGTCGATGGCATGGTGCTGAACGATGAACAACTGCGCCGCTTCCAAGATTTGTACCGGCCTATGTATGAGGAGACACTCGAATGGATTGCGTTGTCGATGGCGGAAGCCCGCGTGTCCGTCCTGCACTGAAGCCGGGCGTCCGCATGAGCAAGACGTATCTGGGTTGCCGCCTAGTCAGGCAGCTTGACGGCACCGTGAAAGTATGGGCACCTGTCTACGGCGCGACCTCCTTCCGGTGGGATTTGGTCAAGGTCTCGTCGTCTATGAAGTCAGCACATAACTTCGTCCACAACACCCGAGCGAAGAAGGACTGATCCGATGCTTATGATGCGTGAACATGAGACTGTGGAGGCCGGGGGCCTTGGCAGCGGCGGCGCATTCTCCATTGCGGCCAGCAGCAAAGCCTTCGAAATCCTGTCGTCCAACCTCTACCAGAACAAGACGCTGGCTGTGATCCGCGAGATCACCTGCAATGCGGTGGATGCACACACGCTGGTCGGTCGCCCGATCAGCAGCATCAATGTGCATCTGCCTACCTACACGAACCCCGTGTTCTATGTCCGTGACTGGGGGCCGGGCCTCTCCCATGACGATGTGCTGTCCCTGTACACGACCTACTTCCGCTCGACTAAGGATCAGGACAACACGCAGATCGGCGGCTTCGGGCTTGGCTCCAAGTCCCCCTTCGCCATCACCACCCAATTCACCGTGACCTCGTGGCACGCCGGGGAGAAGCGGACCTATGTCTGCTACAAGCAGGACGGGTTGCCCCGCGTCAACCATGTCAGCACCGAGGGGTGCGGCACGGACAGCGGCATCGAGGTGCGCGTCCCCCTCACCCGTGAGAGCGGCAGCTTCGACGACTGGTATCAGCAGGCGGGCAGGCTGTTCCGCTGGTGGCCGACTAAGCCTAGCTGCAACATTGACCTATCTGCTTGGAACTTCACCGATGCCACGGCTGCCTTCGAGTCGGAGCATCAAGTGGATGGAGGCCCCGCATGGACGGTGCGTGAGGATTTACAACAGGGGACGGTCGTGATGGGTAACGTGCCCTACCGCCTCGACTTCAACTCGCTTCCTGATCTGCCGCCTGCCGTCAGGAAGGTGATGGGGACTGTGTGGCTGGCGATCCGGGTGCCGATGGGCAGCGTGGCGATCAGCCCTTCGCGGGAGGCGCTGTCCTATGACCCAGCCACCATCAAGTATCTGACCCTGCGCCTGGCCGAAATCCTGCGCGATCTCAAACAGCATGTCGAGGCTGACGTTGCGAAGCAGCCCACGCTGGCCGCTGCCCGTCGATACCTTCACGCCTATGATGGCATCACTCGCGGTCCCGTGATGGGTGCGTTGAAGGATCACATCCACCTGACTTGGCAGGGGCGCGCGATCAACGCGAAGGAAAGCATCGACCTCTCCCCTCTCTGGGTGAGTGGCGCCGCCCCTAAGTTGTTCGACTACACGCGGCACACGCATTGGGCTAACTTCTGTCGCGAGTCCTATGACGACAACGATACCGTCCTCGAACACAGCTTCCCGCGCTACAAGAACACGAGGTGGGAGGTGATGTGGGTGTCGAAGGTATCGGCTGCGACCTATGCCAAGCTGAAGCATGCCTATCCCCTGCTGACCCCGAGGGAAGATGTGAAGCTGACCGTGGTCAGCGGCGTCCCCTATCAGGACTTCTGTGATCTGTGCGAGAAGCGCGGCATCCCTAAGCCCGTCAACATCGACACGGATCTGGCTGCCCTGCCCTCTACTGCGGCAGCACCCACCTCATCTGCGCCGAAGACCCGAGGCTACGTCTTCGACACGACTGACTACAGCTTCGACCGGACGACCAAGCCCCTCGATCTGGCAAGCGGCGGCATCTATCTGGAGTTCACGGAAGGGTCACCTCCTGCCAATTACCAGCGGGCGTTGCGTTCGCTTCATACCATTGGCTTCCTTGGGGTGTCCGTGAACCCGCGCGTCATCGGTTTGTCGAAGGCGGTCCTCGACAAGTCCAAGACCTTGCAGGCATCGCTTGCCCTGCACGGCTGGGTCCGCTTCGACCCTGCGTGGGTGGCTGCCAATGTGCCCGAGGCTTTCATCGAGGAACACTACAAGACCTGTGCCGTCCTCAACTGGCTGGCGCAGTCCGGATCACCGCGCCGTGCGACGCTTGAAAAAGCTACTTGGAAGGGCTTCGATTCTGTGCTACAGATCATCCGCCCCTACTCCAAGCGGACCTTCGACTACTACAAGTACGGTACGCACGATGGTCTCGATACCATGATGTCCGGTGGGCAGACCTCGGCGAGGGAGCGGGGCAGGAATGTAGGCTACCAACTTGCAGCAGAGTGGAAGAAGTTCCTCGACATGCACCCGATGCTGCACCACATCAACTTCCAGAATGTACCCGAGGGTATCCTCAACGACTACATCAACCGCTGAACCGAAGGAGATATCAGCAATGGTTCCGTTCGTTCTCACTTCCAAGTCCGTCACACTGTTCCCCTTTGGGGAGCCGCCCCTCACGGTCGATGCCTCGCACATGAACTTTGACGCTGTGGTCGAGGCTCTCAAGGCGCGTGACTTCGACCGGGCTGTCGAGCTTGGCTCCGTCAAGTCCTTCGTCAACACCATGACGGCGGGCAACGTGGCTGTCACCGACGATGGCGTGACCTACAAGGGTCAGCCCATCACCGGCTACCTTGTGGACAAGATGATGCTGTTCTTCCGCGAGGGCCTGCCCATCGACCACTACTGCAAGTTCCTCGACAACCTCATGGCGAACCCGTCCATGACCAGCCGCAACGAACTGTTCCTGTTCCTTGAAGCGGCTGACCTGCCGATCACTCCGGACGGGTACTTCCTCGCATACAAGGCGGTGCGCTCCGACTTCCGGGACAAGCACTCCGGACGCTTCGACAATGCGCCTGGCAAGGTCCACTCCATGCCTCGCCATGATGTGGATGACGACCGCAACAAGACTTGCAGCTACGGCTTCCATGCTGCCGCCTACGAATATGCGCGGGGCTTCATGTCGCACGGTGACAAGATGGTCGCGGTCAAGATCGACCCGGCCAACGTGGTGTCCGTGCCCTCTGACTATGGCAACCAGAAGCTGCGCTGCACTTCCTATGAGGTGATGTTCGAGGTGCCCAACGCCGACGACATCTTCAAGGGCAAGCCGATCTACGACATGGATGCGGCGCACGCGGCGCAGGAAGAGGCAGACTACCTGTTCTGGCTGGGTCAGGACAGCGAAGACTAACGTACAGGTTGGGGAGGGCTTCGGCTCTCCCCTTCTCACCCCTTCCGGAGACACAGAGATGAGTGACGATGCGACTGATACACCTGCTGCTGGGCCTGTGGATAATCCTCCTGTTCTGAACCGCCTCACTAGGGCGCAGGTCTTCGCGCGCGATCCCGAGGAAACCACGCAGGAAGACATCGACTTCATCGTGGCCGAGCTTCGCAAGATCAACGAGCGCAACCGCAAGGCCCGCCGTGATGACGCTGCCATTGCCGAGGGTGCGGCCAAGATCAAGAAGGCCAACGCCGTAGCCAAGAAGAAGAAGGCTGGCCCCCTGCCCGCCGACCTGCTGGACGCCAAGCTATGAGCCACTCGACATTATTCCTGATGGGCTGGTCGATGCTGACGTATGGTGTGTATGATGCGAGCGGCTTTGCAAGTGCGATAGGATTCTTCGGCATGGGCTTGGCGCTCTTGGCAGTTGGGAGGGCTATCCGCGATGCCGAATACCATTGACGGCAGCACTTGGGGAGGCGGGGCATGAAGCTGACCAATAAGTTGCGGCTGCCCGAGGCGATTGTCCGGGCGGTGCAGAATGATTCGTATACGAAAGGGGAGGCTGACATTTCGGTAACGGAATTGTTGGTGCCCCCTCAGATGCGGAGGCTCAAGCTCGAACATGACGATGAGCTTGAGGAGGATGTGAGCGACCGGATCTATTCGTTGCAGGGCCAGTCGATGCACCACATCATCGAGCGGGCAGCGGATGGCGACGCCTTCGTCATGGTGGAGGCCACGCTGTATGCGGAGTATCTCGGCTGGAAGGTGAAGGGCCAGGTCGATCACCTGCTGCTGGGGACCGGCGAACTGCTGGACTTCAAGCTGACGTCGGTCGCCAAGATCAAGGCCGGGCAGGTGCCCCGTGAATGGGAGCAGCAGACTAACATCTATCGGCGCATGCTGGAGCGTGAGAAGGGCATGGTCATACCGGCCATGTCAGTCATCGCGATCTTGCGCGACTGGTCGAAGGGCCGCAGCAAGCAGACTCAAGACTACCCTCAAGCCCCGGTGCTGATTATGAGTGTGCCGCTGTGGACACCCGAGCAGGCCGACGCCTTCATCGAAGAACGCATCCGCTTGCATCAGGCAGCCGAGGCGCAGTCCTGTTCCGAGCAGGATGTGTGGGCGCGTCCCGCTAAGTGGGCGGTGATGAAGCGCGGTGCGGTGAAGGCTGTCCGCTTGTTCGACAATCCGGTCGAAGCGGAACAGCTTGCAAGTACGAGTGCGGGCCTGTATGTAGAACACCGGCCAGGTGAAGCTGTGCGATGCCAAGACTGGTGTCAGGTGGCGCACCTGTGTCCGCAATGGCAAACAGATCCACGTAACAATCGTATCCCTTCCGTAGAGGAGACTCTCTTCAGTGCCTAAGTTCGAAACAACCACGTTGCCACCGCGCATCTTGATCTGCGGCGAGCCCGCTTCCGGTAAGACGGGGGCGCTGGCCCAGCTTGCCAACTCTGGCTACCGCCTGCTGATCCATGACTTCGACAGCAACAGCCGCGTCATCGGGTCCTACCTGAAGCCGGGCGCTGCCGACGTCTACATCAACACCTATGCGGTGGCGAAGATCACCAACACCAACCTGTTCGCGGGCACCTCTATCGCTCCGAAGCAGGCGGTCGATTCCATGCGCCAGTTCTGCAAGCTGCTGGAACATTGGAAGACGCCGACCGAAGACCTTGGCCCGGTGCTGGGTCTGACTGCCAAAGACGTCATCGTGATCGACAGCGGCACCTTCCTTGGGGAGATGCTGTTGCTGGCCGCACACGAAGACCCTGAGACGAAGCGTGACCTGCGCTCGCTCTACAATGTGGCGGGCCGCTACTACGGTGCGATCCTCGATCACCTGACCGGACCCAAGGTGGGTGCTTCCGTCATCGTGCTGACGCACCTGATGCAGACCGGCGAGAAGGACGACCAGGGGAAGATCGTGGGTAAGGCCCGTGACATTCCGGTCGGCATCGGGGAGAAGTTCTCGAAGAAGATGCAGACTTACTTCTCTGACATCTGGCACCTCGAAGTGGGGCGCGATGGCAAGCGTACCTTTAAGACCGGCGCGACCGACAAGGCTTCGCTCCGTACCTCCGCACCCAACCTCATCAAGCAGGTCGAGGACTTCGACCTCGCCTCCATGCTTGACCGCCTGACCGGGAGCCGCTAACATGCGCTTGCCCGGCGGGAAGAAATACTTCGTATCAAAAGAGCTACGGCTCAAAGGCGGGCCTCTTCGTATCGGAGACTTGTACGGAGAGAAAGGTTACCCGGAATCCCGTAAGCCCAGCTTGGAATCTTTTTTCCAGCAGGTCGAGCAGGAGCTAATCTATGCTCATGTATACACAGGCAACGGTGCCGACCTGAAGCCTAAGCCCTAAAAGATTTCTGGAGATAGTGCTTGACGGGGACGCGCTCCAGATGTATGTGTATCCCCGTCACCTCGTAGTGACAAACCCAAGTGGAGAAGACAAGTGGCTGACCTTTTCGATACCGTCATTGAGAACACCGCTTCCGAGCGCCCGGCTTTCCGGCAGGCTCCGGCTGGTGACTATCTGGTGACGGTGCAGTCCGTCAAGTTCGTCAAGGCGAACTCCGGTACGCAGGGTATCGAGCTGACCTACACGATGGTCGAGCCCATGCATAACGAAGACATGGAAGGTGTGGAGCTGGCGAAGTGCCGCCTCCGTGACACGCAGTGGATTACTGAGAAGACTATCGGCTACGTGCAGGAACGGCTTGCGCGTATCTCCCCTGATGTGGTGGGCGAGACCATCCGTGACACGGCGGACATCCTGCCGGGCAACGACGTGGTGGTGACGATCTCGCATGAGACTGCCAACCGGGACGGCACCCCGCTGAACACGCCGCGCCTGAAGGTGGACCGCTACTACTCGGTGGACTGGTATAACAACAACAAGAAGGCGGCGTGAGTATCCGCTAACAAGTAGGGCAGGGGAGGGGTGGACTTCGGTCTGCCCCTTTCCGCTGTCTAGGAGATGACGCTATGATCCTCGAAGTCTTCCATACCGAATCAACTCCGTCGCATGAACTGCGGCAGCGCGTGACCGAGATCCTTGTGGCAGCGGGCGAGCGGCCTGTTCTAACAATCGAGGATTTCCAAGCGATCCTCGCCTCGCGTGACAAGCTGCGGGCCGAGGTTGCCAGTCTGCGGCTTACGTTGGGCGGGCGCACCTTCGGTCCCTCCACTCCGGAGCCTATTGGCTGCCCGGCACCGGGTGCCTGCGCGCAGGTCGCTGAGATTGACAGGCTTCGCAGGGCGGTGAAGACAGCGGAAGACGCGCTACGCGAAGCCGGCTACCCGGTGGCAGCCGATGGTATGAGGGCAATTCTCATGGGAGAAAAGGCGTGATGTGGTACGAAGGACTGTTCGTACTGGTGACAGTAATCCTCGTCTGTATGTTCGTGTTCGGAGTCTGGGATGACGACGATCATGATGTGGGAGAAGGCCGGTGAGGTGGCGGCTGGCGGCGCTGGCATTGCTGGCGTCGTTGCTCCCTGTTGTGGCGAAGGCTGCTGACCCGCTGCGGGAGATGCGGTGTCTAGCGCAAGCAGTCTATTGGGAAGCGAGGGGCCAGCCCTTCAACGCGCAGGTTGCTGTGGCCCAGGTCGTCATCAACCGGGCAGAAGATGGGCGCTTCGGCAACACCCTCTGTGCCGTCGTCTACCAGCGGAACGCGGGCACCTGCCAGTTCACATGGGTCTGCACTAACGCGGCCCGTCGTCCCCGCGACCAACGTGCATGGGAGATCGCCAACTACGCAGCCTACCTTGCGGTCTTCGATCATCCCGATCTGACAGACGGCGCGATCTTCTTCCACGACACAAGCGTTCGGCGCTGGCCCCATCTACAACGGACTGCTAGGATAGGCGACATCATCTTCTACAGGGAACGCTAACATGTGTAGGAACTACAGCCCCTCCGCCAAGCTGGAGATTGAGCGTGAGCGGTGGCGTCAAGAACATGGGACTGAGATGCCGAAGCCCGAGCGGCACAGTCCGTTCGTTGTGATCCAGCCTACGCAGATGGAGCTTCCCCTTGAAGACAGCTTCAAACAATCTGTGGGGACTGCAACATGATTCACTATCATGGCACTCCCATCACGCCGAGGGCAGACCTAGAAAAGTTAATCGGCAGGCACTTCTGTATCTCCTACGCTGAACCACGCGACATAGATTGGTGTACGCGAAACGGGGCGTCGGTGATGATGGACAACGGAGCTTTCACTTCTTGGACGAAGGGGAAGCCTGCTGATTGGGATGGTTATTATAAGTGGCTGGAGCCTAGGTTGGCGCCTCCGCACTGGGCAGTTCTCCCGGATGTAATAGATGGTGACGAGCAGGCCAATGATGATTTGCTGAAGGGCAACCCCTATCGCAAAGAATTGGTGGCTCCCGTCTGGCATCTCCACGAAAGTTTAGATCGGCTTAAAAGGCTGATAGATCAATGGCCTAGGATTTGCTTCGGAAGTTCAGGTGCGTACGCGACAATCGGAACCTCCGACTGGAACTCTAGGATTGACAGCGCCTGGGAGATAACTATAAAGACTGGCAGCAAGCCTTGGATACATATGCTGCGCGCCATGTCTGCTGCCAGCAAAGGTCCTTGGCCGTTCGCCAGTGCCGACAGTACCAACATAGCTCGCAACCACAAAGGGTCGCGTCACCAACGCGCACAAGACATCGAGCAAATGGCAGCCCGCCTTGATGCTCAAAACCCTACACCGAAAAGGACTGTAACATGAAGTACCTTCTTGCTGGAGCTTTCTTGGCCTGCATTCCGATTGCCAACTGGTTGATTGCCAACGTAGGCACGGTCTGCATACCCAACGGTCCATGCCTGATCCCTGTAGCGCCCAGCCTTATGGCTCCCTCCGGTGTCCTGATTATCGGTGCGGCGCTTGTGCTTCGTGATGTTGTACAGGAGACACTAGGTCGGGCGTGGGTTCTGGCCTTGGTTGCTGCGGGCGCTGTCCTGTCGTTGGCACTCAGTTCCCCAGCCCTTGCCGTAGCCTCTGCGACAGCTTTCTTCCTGTCCGAACTCGCAGACTTTGCTGTGTATGACCGGCTTCGTAAGCGGGGCATGGCCCTAGCGGTACTCCTGTCTGGCATGGTCGGCGCAGTTCTCGATAGCCTGCTCTTCTCTTGGCTGGCATTCGGAACGGTTAGCTGGGCACCCGGATTGATTATCGCTAAGATCTATGCTTCGCTCGCGTACGCTGCTTGGCTGGTTTACAAAAAGCGGAGGAGCACGTGAATGAAGATTGCCTTAGTAGTTGATTGGCCCTCCGTCGATGCTGCTGCCGGCGGTGTCATGTCGGAGTGGGAGTGGCAAGTCACCAGTGAACTAATGAAGCTGGCTGACTTCAAGCCCGACCTGATTACGTTCGCGCACCCCGCTTACGTGCAGAAGTGGGGCACCCTGTTCGTGGGTGGCAAGGTCGGCGGTGAACTGCTGCCCTTCGCCAAGTCTTGCCGCGACAAGCTGGTCGAGAAGCTGCAAGGCTACGACGTAGTGCTGACGCTGGGCGCGCACGCCATGTTCTGCCTGACCGGCGAGTACAAGATCGACACCTTCCGTGGCACCCACGTTGACAGTCCGTTGGTCGAGGGCCTCCAAGTGGTGCCAACCTACGCGCCCTCCCTGTACGCGCGCATGGCGTGGAACGAGCGACCCGTTGTGGTGTCGGCTATGCGGAAGGCGAAGCAGCGGTTCGTGGACAAGCCGCGCACGATCTACCTGCCCGACAACATTGCTGACCTGTATGCGTTCTCGACCCAGCACATCGGGGATGAGATCGTCTTCGACGTCGAGACGAACAAGTCTTGCCGGATCACGGAGTTCTCCGTGGCAACCTCGTCGTCCTGCTGCCTCTATGTCCAGCTAGAGGATAGGAACTACTGGTCGCAGTGGTCCGAGCAGGACGAGCTAGACATCTGGCTGTGGCTCCGCTTCCTCGCTGACCGGAAGGATCTGGCGTGGGGTTTCCACAACGCAACATATGACTTGACGTACCTCGACGCTTATAGTATACGACCCAAAGGCCACATCTTCGACACGATGCTTCGGCACCATGCGTGGCAACCGGAATGGGAGAAGTCGCTAGGCTTCCTAGCCTCCCTCCACATTCCGACCCGCGCATGGAAGCATCTTCGGACTAAGGCCAAGAAGGACTTCAATAAGAGTGGGTCCGTCGATTGACGCCCCTCGTAGGAGAATGGCTATGAAGGAAATCGCAGTATCGCTCCGCCTCAACTTCGATGCCGAGGGCCTCACAAATGGGGCACGCTACCGAATGGAACAGATTCTCGCTGACTGGCTTCGTCGTCGCATTATTGAAGGCGATGACAATGCGGGCAAGGCTCTGTACAGGGAGCTTGACAAGGCGTCGGGCAAGGACATCGAGGAGTTCTATGTGTTCGTGCTTACCGACCTGACCACTGCTACTGAAGACGCCCAATACGAAATGGCGTTTGCGGAGCAGTCTAACTAACATGAGCGAAGATGATGCGTCTCTGCGACGCCTGTGGGCCAGCGTCATAATTCAGGCGCTGATAGATGCGACGGCTGCCACTCAGACACCGGCAGCCGCAGCCCACAAGCGGCAGGCCCGAGCCTGGCTTACGGTCGAGTACGGCACCACGGCACAGAACTTCGACGAAGTATGTCTGGCTGCCGACATTGATCCGTCCAGAGTACGCACCTTCTTCAAGACCTACGATGGTCCACCCTTGACGCTGCACATCCTGTCTCGTATGCGGGACGCCTTCTTGAAAGGTAACGTCAGTGCGAACAATCACGGACATGACGCCAACTCCTGCTAATCAGGAGATCGTCTACAACTCCCTCGACACGATGCAGACGATGGCCCTCAAGGAAATCTATGATGAGGGCCTTCTTCCTGCGTGGGCCAAGACCACCCACGAATACAGCGAACTGATGTTGGGTCCGATCCTCACCATGATGAGGCGCGGCGTCCAGATAGATACGGTCAAGCGGGATGGCCTGGTCGCTGGTCTGCGTGCCCGCGCCAACAAGGTGCAGGCTACCTTCGACCATGTGTGCGAGACGCTGTGGGGTACGACTATCAACCACAACTCCACGCCCCAACTCATCTACCTGTTCTATACGCTGCTCAACATTCCCGAGCAGACCAAGTCTAAGAAGGGCGAAACCAAGGTCGGCACCGACCGGGAAATCCTTGAACGCATCGCAGCCAACTATACGCGCGGTGCCTTCTTCGCCAACCACATCCTCCGCATCCGCGACCTTGAGAAGCAGATCGAGTTCCTCTCGAAGAAGCTGTCGCCCAGCAATCGCTTCCACGCATCCTTCAATATTGCGGGCACCGAGACCTTCCGGCTCTCATCCAGTGAGCATCCCTTCCGGATCGGCAGCAACCTTCAGAACATTCCGAAGGAAGCCCGCTGCTGCTTCACCGCCGACCCCGGCTATGTGATGTTCTACTCGGACCAGCAGGGTGCCGAGGCTCGCATCGTGGCCTACCTGTCGGGCGATGAGAACTACATCGCAGCCGTCGAAGGTGGCGACTCCCATACGATGGTGGCCAGTATGGTGTTCGGCTTCCCGCCAGATCGGGAACTGGCCGAGCGTGAGTACTACCGGGGCTACTCGTACCGGGACATCACGAAGAAGGGCGCACACGGCAGCAACTATTATGGCAAGCCGTACACGCTGGCCCAGCAGATGAAGGTCGAGACTGCGGTAGCCGAGGCTTTCCAGAACCAGTACTTCAGGAGGTTCCCCGGCATCAGCGACTGGCACGTATGG